AGAGAAGCTCCTGAGGGCGCAGTGGCTGAGGCAATGCATGACGCACCTAAAAAAGGTGCAGGTAAAGCAGACCCTATGCAAAAAGCAGGCGACTATGAGGATCTTGGTCCGGCAGTAACTTCTCCAACTGACAAAGTTGGACAAGATAAGTCTAAGGACAAAGTTAAAAAAGATACCTCTGCTCCTACCAAAGGTGCCGCACCGGCAGAACCTATGCAAAAACTTGCTGCAGATAAGCACATGAAAGCAGAAGGCGCACATGACGGTGAAGACGAAAAAGAAAAAGAAGACGATAAAGACGAAGACGAAATCATGGAAATGCCTAAAACTAAATCTGGTATGATCCAAGCAATGTATGATAACATGAACAAAATGAAGAAAGCAGATATTGCTTCTTCTTATCATAAGATCATGGCTGCAATGCATGGTGACGAGAAAAAAGAAGGTATGCATGATAAAGAAGACGAGAAAGAAAAGAAAGTAAACAAAGAAGCTGTAGATCAAAGAGTAAAATCTATTGATGTATCAGATGATGTAAATGCTTTAGTTTCTGGAGACGATTCCCTTTCGGAAGAATTTAAAACAAAAGCTGCTACAATTTTCGAAGCTGCTGTTAAGTCTAAAGTGAAAGCTGAAATCGAAAGATTAGAAGGTGAGTACGCAACTGAATTAGACGAAGCAAAAGCAGGTGCGAAAGAAGAGCTAACAACTAAGGTCGACAACTATCTCAACTATGTTGTAGAACAGTGGATGGCTGATAACGAACTTGCTATCGAAAAAGGTATCAAGGGCGAAATCGCTGAAGACTTTATTGGTGGCTTAAAGCAACTATTCGAAGATCATTACATTGATGTTCCAGATGAAAAATATGACGTTCTGGAAGCAAAAGAAAAAGAGCTTGAAGAAATGAAAGCTAAAGTCAATGAAATGACAGAGAAGTCAATCGAAGACAAAAAGTTAATCGAAGGATATACAAAAGACGAAATCTTTGAACAGACAGTAGAAGGATTAGCTGATACTGAAAAAGAAAAGATTAAATCTTTAGTAGAAGATGTATCTTTCGAAAATGCTGACGCATATGCTAAGAAACTTTCTACAATTAAAGAAAGTTATTTTGGTACAGCGAAAGCACCTGAATCAACTGAAAATGTTGATACAGTAAACCAAGATTCTAATGATGGTAACACAGTAGCGGATCTATCAGATTCAATGGCTCGCTATACGGCTGCGATCAGTAGGGGTAAAAGTAGAGATATCTACGGAAAATAAAACTAAGGAGAGATAAACGAAATGTTTAATTCGCAAAACTTACAGGAAAAGTGGGCTCCGGTTCTTGAGCATGGCGATCTACCAAAAATAGATAACCCTTACAAGAAAGCGGTAACTGCTGTTATCCTTGAAAACCAAGAAAAAGCTGCGAAAGAAGACAGAGCATTCTTAGGTGAGATTGCAAACGTAACAGGTGACGCTGCCGTAGCAAACTGGGATCCAATCCTAATTTCACTAGTTAGAAGAGCTATGCCTAATCTTATCGCATACGATATCTGTGGCGTTCAACCAATGACAGGACCAACTGGTCTTATCTTTGCAATGAAGTCCAGATTTACTTCAAACTCAGGCACAGAAGCATTATTCAATGAAGCTGATTCAGATTTCTCTGGAACAGGTACACATTCTGCTTCACTAAATCCTGGTCTGATGAACGATACTACAACTAGCGTAACTGCTGGTACTGGTATTGCAACAGCAACTGCTGAAGCTTCTTCATCATTCGCAGAGATGGCTTTCAGTATTGAGAAGTCAACTGTAACAGCTAAAACTAGACAGTTAAAAGCTGAGTACACAATGGAACTTGCTCAAGACCTTAAAGCGATCCACGGTTTAGACGCTGAAACTGAACTTGCTAACATCTTATCTGCTGAGATCCTTGCTGAGATCAACAGAGAAGTAGTAAGAACAATTTACGAAAAAGCGAAAAAAGGTGCTAACATTAACACTACAACTTCAGGTACATTTGACTTAGATACTGATTCAAACGGTAGATGGTCTGTTGAGAAGTTCAAAGGTTTAATGTTCCAAGTAGAAAGAGACGCTAACGTAATCGCACAAGAGACAAGAAGAGGAAAAGGTAACATCATTATCTGTTCTTCAGACGTTGCTTCTGCTTTACAAATGGCTGGTGTATTAGATTACACTCCTGCTCTTAACAACAGTCTAAACGTAGATGATACTGGTAATACTTTTGCTGGTACATTAAACGGCAGATACAAAGTGTACATTGACCCATATGCGTCAAACAACACAGCTGCTCAATACTTTACTGTTGGCTACAAAGGTACTTCACCTTATGACGCTGGTATGTTCTACTGCCCATATGTTCCACTACAAATGGTGAGAGCAGTTGGCGAATCTACATTCCAACCTAAGATTGGTTTCAAGACTAGGTATGGTTTAATCAGAAACCCATTTGCAGAATCATCTGCTCAAGCTTCTGATGTAGGAACAGACCAAGCAAACATCTATTACAGAATGGTTAAAGTAACTAACTTAATGTAATATATCGTTTGTTAACGAAATTAAGAGGGGGCTTTAACGCCCCCTTTTTTTATTATAAATACTAATATATGACTGACACAACATTATCAAGTAAACAACCAAGTGGGTCTGGATTAGATTATGCAGATCCTACAAAGTTTAAGTTTCAAATAACAAAACTACCTAGAGTAGAATTTAATTCTATTCAAGCAAATATTCCCGGTATAACATTAACAGAAATAAATCAACCAACTAGACTTATGCCTGTAAGAATACCAGGTAACGATATGACATTTGAAGACTTGAATATAACATTTATTGTAGATGAAGATTTGACTAATTATCGTAGTGTACATGACTGGATGGCTGGTCTTGCACAAATGGATAGTGATGACAAATATCGTGCCTTGATTACAGAAGGTAGTGATAGAATGCCTTTATCACAACAAGCAAATCTTACTGACGCAGGTAGAGTGACAAGAGCCACTAATGATGGTGCTATATTTTCAGACGCAAAACTTATAACATTATCAAATAGAAATATACCACTAATAGAAATAACATTTAGAGACACATACCCAAAAGCATTATCTGCTTTAGACTATAATCAAAATGCAACTGATATAGAATATCTACAAGCAACTGTTACTTTAGGTTACAAACTACACGAATATACGACCCCTTTTTAGTTTACTATATAATACAAAGGATTAAATTATGACACTTGATGAACTTCAGGCGAAGGCCGAAAAAGATTTGAAAATTGATGATACTGAACTAGATTTAGAAAGTCTAAAGACACCACAACTTCATTCTCAATATCTTAAAACTTATTCTACATATGCTCTCATGCTTAAAAAAGCAGAGGGTGATCATTCACAACTACATCTAAAAAAGTGGTTGTTCTATACTGGTAAAGCAGAACCTCAAGAATATAAAGATAAAAATTTTGATTTAAAAGTATTAAGACAAGATGTTGATAAATTTATTGACGCTGATGAAGATATAATTAAATCTAAACAAAAAGTAGAATATTTAAAACAAATATGTGGTTACTGTGAAAGCACACTAAAACAAATAAACAATCGTACATTTCAAATAAAGAACGCAATAGAATGGAAAAAATTTACTATGGGTAGTATGTAATGAGTAAAGAAGATTTAAAACGCATAGAAAAAAAGATAGATGATCTTAACAAAAAATTAGATATTCATATTGATAAGATATGGAAAGTATATGAGGCATTGAGAAATCCTATTAGGGTAGTTTCTAGAATGTTTAAAAAATGATATTTTGTATAGGTAACGGAGAAAGTAGAAAAGACTTTAATTTAGAACGATTAAGACCATTTGGTAAAATATATGGTTGTAATGGTTTATATAGAGACTTTACACCAGATGTATTAGTCGCAATGGATTACAATATATGTCACGAAATATATCGTAGTGGTTATGCTTTCAAATATCCAGTTTATTTAAAACAATGGGAAAAGAACCCACATACTTTATATGAAAAGTTATTTTATCCTGAAACTGTTAAAAAGTTTATAGGTGATGTGGATGTTGAAACACATACAGATGAACATGAATGGCCTGGTGAAAAGAAAAGATTTTTTGTGTGTTGGGCAAACAATGCTGATTTAATGAAAGAGTTTAGAGAAAAAAATAAAGATTGGCATGAAGATGATTTTAAATTACACTTTGGTGAAGATCAAGAAGGATATAAAATAACATGGACAAAGAAAAAAGACAAAGTAATGGGATTGGGCAAATACAAAGACGAGAAAACAAACGCAGGTGTATTGATTGCTCTCATGGCGGCGGATGTGGACAAAAAAATATATCTTGTGGGGTACGATTACCATTCGAAGTCAAAACAAGTGAACAACATATACAAGGGGTCAAAAGGATATGTTGGCCCAGAGGCAAAAGCAATAGATCCAAAGAACTGGATTAAACATACAAGAACACTTTTAAACAAATATGATTCAGACCATGAATTTATACATGTAGGCGAACCTATACCAGAGATAGAGAAAATGGAAAGAAGATACTGGACAAATATATCATACGAAGAATTTGATGAGAGAATTAAAAATAACAAAGTATAATGAATCTTACATCAAGTGTACAAGTCAAGATTTAGGTTTACTACAAGAACTATCTGAATTTTTTACTTTCAAAGTACCTGGTGCTTCTTTTATGCCTAGTGTTAGAGCAAAAAGATGGGATGGTCAAATAAGATTATTTTCAAAAGCAACAGGTAAGTTATATTACGGACTGTTACCTTATGTTGAACATTTTATTGAAAATTCGGGGGGTACAATCATACGAGAGGGTCTTGAAAACCCTGCTAGCGTTGCGCTGAGCGATGGTTTTTCCAAGTTTGCAAGTCAAAATATCAACAATTCTATAAAAATACGAGATTATCAATTATCAGCGTTTTCACATGCAATCAATAATAAACGCTGTATTTTACTGTCACCTACTGCGTCTGGTAAGTCACTAATCATTTATTGTATCATTCGTTTACTCACTACATTAAATAAACAATGTTTGTTAGTCGTACCAACAACATCTTTAGTAGAACAAATGTATAAAGACTTTCAAGATTATGGTTGGGACGCAGAAAATTTTGTACAAAGAAAATATTATGGTTATGAAATAGATGATAGTAAACCTGTTGTTATATCTACTTGGCAATCACTTGCCACTTTTGATAAGAAGTATTTTGAGAAGTTTGATTGTGTGGTAGGTGACGAAGCACATTTATATAAATCTAAAGAATTACAGAAAATTATGAGTGCTTGTGTAAATGCAAAATATCGTATAGGTACAACTGGTACTTTAGATGATAGTAAAGTGCATAAACTAGTTTTAGAGGGTTTGTTTGGTAGAGTATATAATGTTACAACAACTAGAGAACTTATAGATAAAAAACAACTTGCTGATTTACAAATACAATGTCTGATACTTAAATACTCACAAGATGAGTGTAAACATGTTAAGAAACTTCTT